GGAAGCAGCTTCCTATGGCCCTGTAGGTACAACAATGGCACTACTGGAAGCATCCAGTAAATTCTTCTCTGCAATTCATAAACGATTGCACAAAGCTCAAAGAGATGAATTCTACAGCACGAGTAGGCTGTAAGAATATTTTCCCTCGAATGGTGTTATTTTCTACGTCAGCTTGAGTAGTGGTTGAAGTATCTATTAACACCTTATATCTGTCTAAACCTTGACGCTCTTGAATACTAGCCAGTACCGGTTCAACTGCAGTTGAGAATCTAGCTAAAGTCGACTCTCTATTAGGCTCGAATAAGAACCTGTCTCCGATACTTCTAACCTTTCTACGTACGTCTATCAACAACCTTCTAACGTTAACCCTATCTAAAGCAGATGCTGCGGCTTGCAGCGTCTTCTGTCCCCATATTACTGGCATCGGATTTGATGGGAATACGGTAATTGGATTAATATCAACATCGTATAGCTCATCTAGATTGGGTACGCTCAAATTGACTTGAACGCTCTTAACCTCTTTTAACGCGCCTCGAGTAAAACCAGCAGGGGCACTCCATGGATAGGCAATTCTATCGTTAAGAGCAAGTGCGCCAACAGTGGCTACGGAGGGTGGACACCTGACGTCAGTTAACGTATACGGATCCATTATAACTACATCAGGAAAATACGCTGCTCCGAAAGAAGAATCTAAAACTCTACCCTTGAAATCAGCGACAGTATTATTGACCCCAATTTTCTGGAGAGAAGAAGTTACAGCATTATTAGCGGTATCTTTTTCTTCGATATCCATGACATAGATAGCATCGAATCTTTCTTCTGTTTTTGTCAGAGCTGTGTTAGTTATAGCCCTTTCTCTTATTCCTGGTATCGCTAAGATAGAAATGTCTACATCAGACTTTTCCGCCATGATGCTTAGAGATTTCAAGTAGGCAGCGACAGTAGGCCCTGATTTTTCACCTTGATTTGTATCTAGCATCTCTCTAGCGGCTGCAACGTTTGCTAAGTTAGCTTTATCTTTGTCGAAGATGTTGACTCCGTCAAAACCGCCCTGGACAAAGAAAGTAAATTTATAAGCAAACTTAGATGCAGTCTCACCAAAATCTTTTTCTACACTTAAAAATCTTGTAGTAGTATTCCAGATATTGTCTGGTCCCAGCAAGGAAGCGCTCAATACGCCGTTTCTTCTATAAGAATAGAATTCCCATGCTTTTCCGTCGACCTTGTCAGTTCCGTCTGACTTAGTAAGAATCTGAATTTTCTCCAAGGAGAATAGATTATTGTTAAATCTATCGCAATCATACACAGTTCCGGCAGAGTCTGCTGTTCCCTCGTTAGCGCCCACCCAGCTCTGTTGCTGTCCCGTGTTAAACTTCGGGAAATACTTAGTGTAAGTATGCATAGTGCGATTCTCTCTAGTATCTTTATTGGGCTGATATGGATCACTTTGTACTTTAAACTGAGCCCCCCAGTGAAGTGATCTATCTATTCTCCTCAGAGCAGGGGGTCCAACATACATGGCACGTCTCATAGGCACTGGAGGCTCAACAACTCGGCCACCTTGTTCTGCGTCTATGATGCCTCCAGCTTTGTAAGTCTGGTCGCCGTGGGTTCCGGAGGACTCTTCACCTGCCGGCGGGAATGGATTCGAATCAAGAATGCTAGAGCCAGATGTAACCAAGTGATTAGGTCCTCTGAATCCAGTTGGAATTGCTTCCACTTCCATTGCGCCATTTTCGATATCGGAATGCATCTCAACTCGTATATAGCGAGACACACTAGAAAAAGCTCCGTCTATTACTAGCTTTTGACTGCTAGCGGCTTTGTCGAAATCAAAATATTTATGCTGATTTCCAATTCTTCTAGCTATGTAATCGGGAGATTTAGGATTTAAATCTACGCCGATAAAACTTTCCATGATTTCTAATTGGGCATCACTATCACCGAACTTTCTAACTCTTAAATTAAATTTACCGTAATCTGGAACATTATTATTGGACTTAGCGAGCCCATCTATAGAGATCTTCCAGACGGTATTCGGGTGATCTCCGTCGTCCAGAGAGTGAATCCTGAAAAGGTTCTTATATTTACCACCTATGGTTTGAGATATAACCCATGGGGACGATGCAGTACGAAATCTATCGCTGAAATTTTCAAAGTTAGGTATAGCAGCAGTTCCGGTGTTTCTCGCTTCAGAAGATGTAAGCAGCATCAATGCAGGATCACCAGAACCAGTTAAGGCGTATCCTCTTCGCTCCGTTGTAGACGCGTCGACGAACGGACCGGATACACCAGAGGAGGTAACAACCGCCATCTTTACGTCAACATCATAATGCGCATATAGATAGTGCCCAGCCTTACTTATCTGTGACGGGTCAGTGTTAAAAACATTAGCAAAATAATTAGCATTTTGTGGATTTAAAGAAGCGGTTATGATATTTTTAAAACCGGAGTTATCTTTAAACCCATTCAAGAACATTGTAAAACGATAGTCAGCAGTAGAGGATACGTTTACAGATCCAAAGGTAGATCCTGCATCAAAGCTTCCTGTTAGTCTGCCTTCTGCAATAGCGCTAGCACTCATAGGAGAAGAATAATCGCTGCTTGAGAGTCCAAGCACAACTCCAGAAGGAACCATTATTACCCCTCTCAAAATAGGAACAGCAGTATTTCCCATTATGCGAGTCCTACTTTGCAGTCCAGCAGAGCTAAGATAGTCCGAACCAGCCGATTCAGACATGAGGCTAGCCATAAAATAAGTTCTTCCCTGTACGCCGCCAAGACCAGCATAAGGATTAGAGCCAGCTATAGTTATTGATCCATTCTCGCCAACTTCCGGAGCGCCAACTATAAAACCAGCGTTCTTAACTCCGCCGGCGGGAATTGTTTCTCCTACGGAATCAGTTCCGGCCGAGGCCAAACGCTTTTTTCCGTCTCCGACGCCAAGTACCCTTAAGTAAGTTCCAGCACTAGAATTTTTCATCCATTCACTTAAAGCTAGTGGGCCAAACTTTTTACCGTCTGTCTCGCCAAAAATAGTGACGAAATCTGCGAAAGTTGCGACCGTAATAGGAACAAAGGCTGGGCCTTGGTTTGCTGTGCCTATAATTCCCGCCGGAATGCCTGATGGTCTGATAGATGTTGGACCTGATAGATCGATCTCTCTAGTACCAACTCCAGGACTTCTATATGTTTGTTCTGCCATTACTCTTATGCTCCTAAGTACATCGTTCAAGTACCTTTATAATTATCTATTCACTACTCGAATATTACGCCACTATTTGTGATGATAAAGTCAACCGCAATGAACTCTATAGTGCGAGTGGGCACTAAAATAATTCTACCGTTTAATTTATTTTCTTCAACATCCTGCCTCGTGTTATTAGTAGCATCCATAACCACAGCGAATTTCTCTATACCTTGTTGCGCTTGAATTAATCCAAGTATGGGTGTTACCTGCCCTATAAACCTCTGACGAGTCTTAGGGGTGTTAGGCTCAAACAGCAGTTTTTCTGCCACTCTTACTACGAGCCTTTTAACTTCTAACAACATTCTACGAACATTAACTCTGTCTAGAGCACTCTTCTGCATCTGTAAGGTTTTTTGACCAAATATCACGAATCCGCCATTTGGGAAGTTAGCTATCGGATTGATCCTTGCATCATATAGAGTGTCTCTATCACCAGACGTCAGTCTGACTTCGGTGTTTACTACAAATCCTAATGCCCCTCTGTTAAAGCCAGCGGGAGCGAACCATGGATAAGCTACAGTATCGTTAAATCCAAGTGCTCCTAAACTGACCACGGAGGACGGAACCATAACATTTCGGTTATTAACTGGATCCTCTATGAAAACATCAGGGAAATAAGTAGCGACGTAATTGTTATCTATTCTTCTAGACTCAAACTGCTCACTAGTCTCTCTAACGTCCGGACGCTTAGTCGTTTGATCTAGATAAAGTCGAACCTGATCCGAGTCATAATGCTCTATATCCATTAAGTACATAGCCATTGAATAATCTTTTACCTTACTCATAGCTAAGTCGGTTATATAGGGGTCTCTAACTCCTGGAACAGCTAATAAATTAGCGCTTGTAACCATTGGATCAGTCATTACATTAATAGCTGTGCGATAAGCGAAAACAACGTTATTCTGCTTATCTTTGCCCATCATAGATCCGTCGTCCGTTCCGAGCACTTTCAAGCCACCCGGAATAGAAGGTCCTGCTAGTCCACCCTGATCACCTGATCCCTGCGAAACCTTTGTCGAAGCTGCTCTGTCGGTCATTAAATGACAGTTTTTATCTAGTATATTAAGACCATCAAATCCGCCGTAGAATGGGAATGTAAACTTATTATAAGCTTGGAAGCGATTAAACCTAACAGAGCTCGAATTCAACAGGGTAGCCATAGTTAATCTCTGGACTGTTCCATCCTTAATGGTGTAATCCTTAGTTGACGGCGACCCGTTTCTTAAGTAACATGCGTCTAACATATGCTCATTAGCCGAACCTGTCAGCGTAGCAAAATCTGCGTCGGCAACAGTGACAGCACCGTCGGTTTGTATTAGAGCTACTCTGGCTAAAGTGAATTTATTATTATTGAACAAATCCGCAGCTGAGCCTGTGACTAAAGTATCGTTCTTAGCTATACCCTGAAACTTTGTGTAAGCCTTAATTAGAGGGTTAGGCGTGTCTGAAACGTTTGTGTCGAGGGTAGCATGCGCTACTGATGACGATAGTGGGCAGCTTTCAAATTTTACTCCCCAATAAAGTCTATTATCAGAAATCTCTAACAAACCAGGCCAGCCTGAAAGCGATGGGTTTGCGCTGACTTTTCCTCGTGTGCACTTAAATCTAAAAGGCAGCGGCGGAACAATAGAAGCGGTTAAAGATGTATCATATAGATCCCATCCCGTGTCCCCGCCGGCAGGAGCATCTGATCCGGATGGTATAAATGTCATCCTGGTGTTACTGCCAGTAGCAAAACCATAACTGATCCCGCTAGATCCAGTAATGGTGACAGCTGAACTGTCAGTAAATGAATCGGTTGACTTTAATACCGGAATCCCTCTAAACCCGAAGGGTAGAGCTGCTGCCGGCACTTCGCCCGATACTATATCCGAGCTCAACACTACTCTAACCAAAGCAGAGACGTTAGCATACTTTCCGGATATAACCAGTCTTCTTTCTGCGTCATCGGTAGCATCGAAATCGTAAACTAGCTTATAATCCCCAATCAATCTAGCTATGTATCTATCACTGTTGGGATTTAAGCTACATTGTGGATAAGACTCGACAACTTTTTTATTCTGATCTGTGTCATCAAACAATCTAACCTCAATATCAAACATCCCGTATTCATCAGCGAGATCGTTTGAGGCTCTAACGTTAGATACGGAGACCTTATATTGATTATTTGAATACTCTCCATCAGATATAGTTTCAAAGTGAAAAAGATCAAACTCTCTCGTACCGAACGGCTGAGATATAACCTTCGGAGTAGAAGGAGTTGTATACCTTGTATCGAATCTACCGAAGGAATCTAACCATGTATCTCCTAAGCCTATAGGGTTCGATATGTCAGAGCCAGAAATTATAGCGACTTTACCAAACCCCTCGGCCACGGGAGCAATTGCATGCTCAACAGCATAATCTATATAGAGAAGGTGCTGCCTCTCCTGAAACTTCCATGGATCAGTATTTAATACTTTAGCAACGTAATTCACACTAGAGGGATCTAAAGAGGCGCTAAAAACTCTTAAACCGGCGAAGCCATCATCTGAAGCAAAACTGGTACCGTCTGAAGAAGATATGATTATTTTGAATGTATGAAAAGCCGCGTCTGTTGAGGAACTGCAAATAGATGCCTGGTTAGATTCCTTCCAGCTAGATACATTGTCTCCAATACCGTCGGCACCGCCGCCTTCGTCTAAATTGTCATCCCAGGAGGCAACGGCTATGTGAGAGCCAGTTGCCGAGAACAACATTGCTCTTACGAGGTTAACTGTTCCTCCGGTAGAAAGAGTCGGGAATGAATCGTTGTCTATGAAAACAGGAAAACCGACATCTGCTTCGGAAGCTGAAATGTAGTGTTTTGCGCATAAAAACTGGACTTTCCCTACTTCGGAACCGGAGCCTTCGGTGATGGCTGAAGACGCCTGAGACTTAACCCAGAATCCAGCTTTAGAAACTACTCCATAATTCTCTGTGTTGCTCACCTCGGTGGTAGTGTCGTTAGAACCGGCACCGAGGACTCTCATGAACGTTACTGCATCTCTATTCTTGAGATACTCCCTAACCGCATACGGCCCAAATCTATCTGAATCTAGGGTGCCAAACCTAGCCTCAAAATCTTTAAATGATCCAATTGTAACCGGTACAAAAGCAGGCCCTTTTACTGCCGTGCCTATAATAGCGGCTGGAACACCGAGTGGTTGTGCTTCTCTCTGCGATAGGTCTATTTCTCGCTCAAAAAACCCAGGAGAACGAAATGTTTGTTCAGCCATTGAAATATCTCCTCAAATTAGATTGCTGTTTATGATAAATATTCATCTCTTAACCAAATTATTTAGGTTCTATCACTAAATTCCCTAAATCATAAGTAATTTGTTCTCGATAGACAGTTTCGCCTTGTCTTTGGTTCTCACCAACAATAGAAAGTTCTTGTTTTTGAACATTTCCGTTTATGTCAGTAAAGACTCTCTTGACTTTCAAGCGAGATCTGCCTGCCGACTGACCACCAACATTGG